ATGAAATGGTTCGCCCATGAAGTTGACGCCAGCGAAAATAAGAAGATTCGCCGGATAGAGGCCTGGGGACAAAAACTCCACCCCGAATATGGGGCCATATATGCGACGGGTCTTTATTTTCGCCTTCTGGAGGTCATCTCCCGCCATGGGGAAATGTTTCGGCTCCCAGATGACTACGGCCTGGACCTTGTGGCCAACGACCTCCGCACAACCGAGGAAGTCCTGGAACGATTTCTTGACTTCCTGGCCCAGATCAATGGCATCGACCCTCTGGCTTGGGGGAAAAAAATCATCTTCTGTCCCAAGCTGGCCGAGCGGGTGGACCGCTACACCGACGAGATGATTAAGGCGACCATCTCCGGGCTTACGGACAAAATCACCATAAGCTACGAACTGTTATCCATCGTCCGGGTACTGGCTAAACATCCCGACCCCAGGAAGCGCACACATTATTCACAGGCTCTGCACAGACTCTGCACAGAGCATCCACATCCTCTGGAGCCTGATTTTTCCCCGGGGGAATCCGGATCAAAACATTTTATTCTTCCCTCCGAATGTCCGAAAGACATCGGTGCTAACTATCAAGAATTACCGGAAAATAATCCTGCACAGACTCTGCACAGTTCCTGCACACCTTCTGCACCAGGAAGGGAAGGGAAAGGAAGGGAAGGGAAAGGAATAGGAAAGCTAGAGGCTAAAGCCTCCGGCGGCTCCGCCGCCCCTCCCCCCCAAGCTCAGATCACCCCGGCCAAAGTCTTTCATCTCTGGAATGACCTGGAGTGTAAACCTGCCCTGGCGGAACTGACCCCTGAACGTAATAAGCGGCTCGCCGTCCGTATCCGCAAACGAGGCGATCCGGCCTGGTGGGAGCAGTTGTTCCTCAAGGCCAAGACAGCTAATAAACCCTGGCTCACTTTCGATTTTCTCATTGCCAACGACACCAACGCCATGAAGGTCCTGGAGGGGAATTATGACCGAGACTTTGGCTCAGCCGGTGGGGGCAGAAAAACCGGGGCTGGAGCTTATCAAAAACCGGATCCCGCGAATCCTGGAAAGTTTGCCTCTTTCTCGCGAACTTTCAAAACCGACCCAGGGGGAAGCGGAACAAGCCCTGAGGCAAATGCTCCGGGAGAAGGGGATCTACCCGGTGCACCTGGGAGCCCGGTTGTCTGATTTTTTTAATCCTCCCGAGAAACCACCGGTTTTTATTTGTGGACCGGCCGGCACAGGAAAAACTCATCTGGCCGTGGCCTACTTCGTCCGGGAGATCCAGACTTGGGGGGGAAACTCCAGGATTTTTATCAGGAGCGTCGATCTTTTCAACAAGCTTCGGGACTCCTTCCGGTCCTCCTCCGGCACCCCGGCGACCGAGATCATTGGCAACTATTCACGATACCGCCTTTTGATAGTGGATGACTTGGGAACGGAGCGTGACACCCCTCTGGTCCAAGAAGCCCTTTACTCGATCATTGACTACCGGGCTGGGCATCGGCTCCCCACCATCATTACCTCAAATTTCACCCTGGACCGGGTGGGCGGTCATTACGGCGACTTTGGGGAGAGACTGGCCTCCAGGATCTCGGGCATGGGCGAGGGCTTAACCTTGGACGGCAAAGACCGGAGGTGGCAGAAATGATCGAAGCCTTTAAGCTTGGCTACGCCATCGGCATGGGGATTATCGCCGCCGCAATCACCGGGCTGGTCATCCTGGGGATCTGGGATTGGCTGGGCGGGATCGTCACCAGCATCAGGATCGCCTGGTATTACCGGAACCGAGATCGGAGGCCGACGCTGTGAGGTTTCTTGATCCCTCAATTCTGTTCCTGGGAATTGACCCCGGGGTGACGGCTGGTGGGTGGGGTATCTTGGACTACCGCGGCGCCCTGGTGGATTGCGGGCGCTGGGGAACCTGGGAACGGGTAAGGCGCTACCTTGGCCAGATAAAAATTGCAACTATCGAAATGATCCAGGTACGCAGGGATGACACGATGGAAAAGATGTTCAGCCGGAGTGCCATGATTGAAAATTATGGCTTCTGGCAAGGGGTTTGTGGCGGCGCCGGGGTTTCGGCAAAACCCGTTCACCCTCGGACCTGGAAGAAATATTTCGAACTCAACCTGAGGCCAGGTGAGTTGAAGGTGCTGAAGCGGGGAGGAGCCGACAAGATCAAAGCCGAGATGTCCCTTGCCAAAGCCCGGGCTCTCTGGCCAACCGCGCAACTGAAATATCTGAAAGACAACGGGGTTGCCGATGGGCTCCTGATTGCCGAATTTGGCAGGGCAAGACACCGCCAAAACTTTTTTGAGGGAGCCTGAGATGCCGCAGGGCGAAGGCAGCACCGTTCAGCCGAACATTACCGTGCCGATAGAATTCTACCGGGGGGTCAAGGCCATCGCCAATTTTTTGGAAATGCACCCGCAGACGGTCAAAAAATTGCTCCGGGAAAGCAAAATCCCGGCCAAGAAGGATGAAACCGGGCGGTGGGTGCTGACCAACCTGGATTATTACCAGAGCCTGCAGGGGTGACGTGGAAGAAACGAAAGCCAGGGTTTACGTCGGGGTCAAGTGGGGCATGGATAATCCTACCGTCATGTTAGCCGCCGAATATACCCCGGCCCCCAAAGACCATCTCCACATCTTTCGAGAGCTATATGAAGACTCGTTTTATTTCGATGACCTGCTGCCCATCGCCAAAGCCTGGGCCCAAGAGTTGAACATCAGAAAATTCTACTGCGATCCCAAGGAACCGGAGTTTATCAAGCGGCTGCGGCGCCAGCGATTATGGGCAGTGGCGGCCCCAGAGGAGTTGGGCCTGGCAAGGAACCTCCTGGGGAAGAGGACGGCGAAATCATGGTCCCTAGAAGAAAACCTCAGAAAAGAACAAGACCCTATCCAGAGGGAAAAATTGATGAAAGGGATTCAAGGCGGGATCAGTTTCTCCAGGGATTGCCCCAAGACCCCACAAGAATTTTTTAAGTATCGGATGCCGGAGCGGAACCCCCGCCGGCCATTTCGGGACAAACCTCTGGACATGGACAATTACGGGATCGGTGCCCTGCATTTCCTCATCCTGGGTTTAGCGACCGAGGTCACGCCGCGAGTGAGGTGGTTATGAAAAGAACGGTAATTTATGAACCCCGGGGCAAGGCCCGAGAATACGCGCCCCTGGCCCTAAACCTTTACCGGGGCTGCTTCCATGGCTGCCTCTATTGTTTCGCCCCCACTGCCACTTTTACCGACCGGGGGGTGTTTCATGATCCCTCCTATATCAAGCCCCGGCCGGGAATCCTGGAGGATCTGGAAGAACAGGCCGGTTTAATGGCGGGAGACAAGAGGGAGATCCTGCTGTCCTTCACCAGCGATCCCTACCAGCCCCTGGAAAAAGAGACCCGGATAACTCGTTTGGCCCTGGAGATACTCATGGCTCACAGCCTCACGGCCACCATTTTAACCAAGGGAGGAATGTGGGGGCTGGAAAGGGATAGCGACCTTTTAACCCTGAACCCTGCCAATGCCTGGAGTGTCACTCTTACCCATGACACCAATGCAACCAGCCGGCAATGGGAACCTGACGCCGCCTTGCCTCAAGATCGGATTGATTCGCTCTCCTTGGCCAAAAAGCTGGGCCTCAAGACCTGGGTCTCCTTCGAGCCGGTCATCGACCCGGAGGCGGTCTATCGGCTCCTGGAAGCGACCCATGAATTTGTTGACCTCTATAAGGTCGGGAAACTCAACTATCACCCCCTGGCCAAGGAGATCGACTGGCGGAGATTCAAGGGGGAGATGGAGGAAAGGCTTACCAGATTGGGTAACCCCTACTACCTGAAAAAGGATTTGCTGGAGGCTGCTGCATGATTTTCACTTCTAATTTCAAAATCGCCGGGCATCTCCCCCAGGCAGTGGCCATCTCCCTCGGGGTGCCCCGGGGTTGGCAGGGAGCCCGGTGCAGCGTTTTGGCCCCGCCGCGCCCCCTCATCAAAATCATGAACCCGGAAACCTTCATGCCGCTTTACAAGGCGCAGGTCCTGGACAAGCTGGACCCCCTCAAGATCATCAAGGACCTGGGTGGGGACAACTTCATCCTGCTGTGCTGGGAGGCCCCGGGGGTGTTCTGTCATCGCCGCGTTGTAGCGGCCTGGATGCGGAAGCATACCGGCGTCTTGGTGGAAGAACTTGACCCGAAGCTCCGGCGCCACGCTGATTGGCTCCGGGAGATGCAGGGGACGGGTGTGCATTAAATAAACGCGGAGGCCCCGGCGGGAGGGTCCCGGCCCACGGGATTCCTGGTGGTTCGACTCCACTCATCCGCTCCATCACCAAAGAGAGGCTTCATGTCCTTCATCGGCTCCATAAACGCCGAAACCCGGAAGTGGCTGGGCAACAACGGCCCGGCTTTCGATGGCCGGCAGGTTTACGTAGGTTGCTCCGGCAACTTCACGGTGGAGCAGCTCATTTCCCGGTACGCTCCCAAGGCCCGGATCTGGGGAAACGACGTTTCTCTTTACTCCGGCGCCCTGGGAGCCCACCTGGCCGACCAGCCTTTTAACCTCTCTGTCCGGGAAGAAGATTATCAATGGCTCGAAGCCTTCATGGAGGACGGGGAGGGCAAAGCCGCCACGGTGATGGTCCTCCTGGAGGCCCTGAAATACGAGAAGGCGAATAACATCTTCAAGGCCCGGCACTGGGCCCACTACTGCAAAAACTTCTCCCAGTTCCACCAGTCCACGGTCGAGAAGCTCCGGGAGCGCAAGCAGGGAATCCGGCTTCAGGGCTACACCAGCAAGGATATTTTCGATCTACTGGACGAGATCCCGAAAGATGGGGTGGTCATCGCCTTTCTGCCCACCTACGCCGGCGGCTATGAGCGGATGTTCAAGCGCCTGGGTGAAATCTTCTCTTGGGACGTGCCCAACTACGAGATGATCGACGAAGAACGGAAAAAGCGGACCATTATGAAGATGATGGAGCGTGACTACCTTTACCTGGATGACCGGCAGTACCCGGGCCTGCCCATGGTGGCCGTGGTACGCAAGGCCAGGATGAAGCCGGTCTACATCTATTCCAACATGGCGGCCCTGCGCCTGGCGGTCCTGAAACAACAGCGCCGCTCCCAGTTCATGCCCTTTGCCCGCCTGTCGGACCAAGACGAGATTACCCCGGGCTCCAAGCTCACCATCGCTCCCACCACCAACGCCATCGTTAATTATTTCCGGGACGTTTACCTTTCCAAAGGTGTAGGGATTCCAGCCGATGGAGAAGCTCCCTTTGCGGTGGCTGTGGATGGGAAGGTCTTCGGCTTCCTAATCTTTGCCCGGATGCAGGGGAGAGGCGATGTCTATCTCCTGGCGGATTTCGTCGTAGATTCGACCCGGTACTCGAGGCTGGCGAAACTCCTCCTCCTGGTGATTCAGAGCAAGGAGATCAGGCGGATGATGGAGGAGCACCTCCTTGACGAACTCCCCACCTGCAGGACGATGGTTTTTAGCGACAAGCCGGTATCCATGAAATACCGGGGGCTCTTTAAGCTGGCCCGGCGAGATCCCGGGAAACTGGTCTATGAAACCGACCTGGGAATCAGAGGGTTGGAGGAGGTCATCCCGTTATGGCTGAAGAAATATCAGAAATCCTAAAGCTCCTTAACGAGAAACTGGCCGGCCTGTTCCCCTACCGGCTGGAGCTGGTGGATCCAGCCGGACCGGAAGATGGAGCGGGTGATCGTCCTCTTCGCCCATTACCAGGTGCTCAGGACCCCGGACGAGAACGCCAAGATAGCCCTGGAGATTCATAAGGCCCGGGGCTACGGCCAGCTCACCGGAGGCTGGGGGGATCCATCGGCACCAGATATGCTTCGGGCCTACTCCCTGGCTTTTAGGGTAGAGATTGCCGGGCCGCGCCAGTCCGTGGTCTGGGGCCATGAGATCGTCAAGCAATGGCTCAAGACGGCCAGGATGACTAAGGGATCGAGTGGCCTGGTCTTCTCCCGGAACTGTCCCCGGGAGCTGCTGGTGGAGATGAGCCAGTACGAGAAGCATGAGCCCGGGAAAGGGGCGCACCACGGGCCGGATGGTCTCCGATATTTCTATGCCGGCTGGCAAGGCGGAAAATGACATCTTCCGAAACCCCCCAGTCGAAACCGGAAATTCCGCCCATTTCCAGGCGCCGGCAGCAGCGTATCAGAGAGATCCAGGACCTTTTCGATAGCGGCTTGAAAGTATCCGAAATTTCAGAACTATACGGGATTTCCGAACGCATGGTGCGTCAGGACAGAGAGGACGGCAAAGCCTTCGACCGGGCCCTCTCCAAAGCGGTGGATCAGGCGGAAGTCCTGGGGCGTGAAATCAGGAGTTACGAGCAGGCGCTCCGGATGGAATGGAGAGCCTATCGAACGGCCACCAACCCTTTTGTGAAAGTGGCCTGCATGCGGAACATTATCGCCCTGAAGGAAAAGTATATCAAATTCCTGCAGGGAGCCGGTCTCATCGAAAAGGTCGCAGACCAGATCAAGATCACCGGCATCCCCTATGAGAAAAAATCTGTCAGAGAAGCTGCTCTCGACCTCGTAAAATTGATCAATGAGGCCGAAGACGCTGAGCCTACCGAATGACCTTGCAACTGGCAGACATTGAGCCGGGGGATTTAAAGCACGGCCTTCTGGAACATTACCGGCGTGAAGGATTCGATGGCGCCGAGGAGCTGCTGAAATTCATCGAATCCTTTTGGAAGTTACGCGTCCCCCGGTCTCACGTCTGCCCCGATCACACCCCGCCTGCCGCCTATATCGTGGACAGCTTTTTCGAGGTGATTCAGGACTCGGTTTGCTGGGCCAACCGTGGCGGTGGCAAGACGCTCCTGGGGGCCCTGGCCACCTGGCTTGATACGGTCTTTAAAAAGGATTGTGCCACCAAGATCCTGGGCGGCTCCCTGGAGCAGAGTAAGAAGATGTACCAGCACCTTACCGGGGGAGGGGACGGCTGGGGCCTGGTCACCGATGATTTCCGGTATCTGATTCAAGGCGAAATGCTGGCGGCCCAGACCACGCTGGCCAACAAGTCTAACATCAATATCCTGACCGCCTCCTCAAAATCGGTTCGGGGCCCCCACCCCCAGAAGCTCAAGCTCGATGAGATAGACGAGTTCGACGACAAGATTTACGAAGCGGCCATGCTGATTCCCAAGACCAAGAAGGGCATCAAGGCCAGCATCCAGATTTACTCCACCATGCATAAGGCTTACGGCCTGATGAACCGGGTCATCACCGAGGCGGCCCAGAGCGGTTACAAGATTTACAAATGGTGCGTCTTCGATGTCATGGAGAAGTGCGTCGGCCGGGAGTGCACCATCTGCGAACTCTGGGAGGATTGCCAGGGCCGGGCCTTGGACGCCGACGGCTTTTACAGCATCGAGGACGCCATCTCGGAAAAGCGCAAGGTCTCCCGGGACACCTGGCTCTGCGAGATGCTTTGTTTCCAGCCCAGCCAGGAAGGATTGATTTATAAAGAATTCGACATGGCGCTGCATGTTGTTTAGACCTTAATGCAGCGTTACTGATTCCCATACATAATATCCTTATTAAACCCAATAACGTTGGGATGGCGGTGTAGTTTTGTCTTTTTACTAAGTAACAGTGATGGTTTGTTAGATTGTTGTTTAGTATAAATAATTGTATTTTGACACTATTTGAAGTCAAGCAAATTATACTGTGTAACTCTAACTACGCATTACAAAAAAAGCTGCAAAAAGTATTAACGCTATCAGGTAGTTATGGTGGGTATAATTTATTGTATTATCGTGTGGTTGCGTAATGAGGGAAATAACAAAATAATAACGATGTGCGTAACTTATCAATATCAATACGCTTTCGCTGTCAAAAAATAGTAAATAGCGTGTAATATGAAGTAGTTAGGCATACTGAGTGCATCTACTATTATTAACAATCAAACCATCCCACAAAAAGGGGGCCAACCTATAGCATAAAAAATCGGCTAAGCAGCCAAACCAAAAAACGGGCAAGGTGGCCAGGCAACGGAGGCCAGGAAAAAAAGCCAAAAACCGGACCTAAAGCCCAATCAGAGAGGCGACAGCAAGCCTGGCAATCCTTCGGGAAAAGCGAAATTGCAAATGAGTGCAACCCAGCCCCAGGCGGCGGGCGAGGCTCTCCCGGCTCAAGGGTCAAACTGGAAAAGGCGGGTAGGTTGGCAGGACCAGAAAACTGCTGAGGACTGAGCACTCTGGCAGGAAACCAAGAAGCTCACGGACTTATGGATTGGCCGAGACGAATCCTGGAGGTAGGGACCCTCCTAAAAGATACCCTGGTTTTTGGTCTCCTGATACCAAGCGCAGAGAGGACCCGGAGATGTGCGGGGCGGCGGAAACCTGAATCAATCCTGAGCGCAAGCGGCCTGGAGGTGGAGGAGCGACGGAAACTCCAGGAAGGAAGGGACGGAGGACGGCAGACAAAGTTCAAGCGGCCGGGTCGGGGAAGCGTGAAGCTGATAACCTTTAACAAAAATTTTAGTGAGGCTCTGAATACGGGGGCAGAAACTCTGGCGGAGGTTCTGTCCCTCATTGAGCGCCTTGCTCATATCCAAACTGGAGGCAACGACGATGACCATATCTGAATTAAAAAAGCTGCCGACGGCCAAGGTGCGGCGGATAGCCAAAAGCCTCAACCTCATTATTGATCTTCCGGGCATGACCAAAGGTGAGATGGTCGGCATGATCTCCGACCGGCTGGGCGAAGGCAAGGTGGGCTGGACGCTCTTGGACCAATTCAAATAACTCGTGTAGGACTTTTGTGATTAAACCTTTAGCCCGGGGCGTCCTGGAAGGCACGAGGACGGGGCGCCGCGAAAGGAGGTAGGGTGCAAACCAGTAACTTCTCAACAATATGCAGTCAACAAGACGGCTTCGGGAGCAGCAGCGTTTCTATCGCCCTTCGGGCCCCGCGGTGGTACCGGGGGCGAACCTACCCGGCCCTGGCCCCCCGGCGCGAGATGCTGAAGATGATTGAGGCCACCTACCGGGAAGAGTATCAGAAGATCCTGGACAACTTAGACCCCCGGCAGGTTTATGAGGACCTGGGGGAAAATTCCATCCTCATTTGTTGGGAGGCTCCGGGCAAATTCTGTCACCGGCGCCTGGTGGCCGAATGGCTGGAGGAGCACCTGGGAGTGACGGTCCCGGAACTGCGAGAGCCGAGCCTGTTCGACAGCCTTTAA